CTTACCTGACCCCGAAGGCCCCACAATAATTATGTTCGGTTTCATTTATCTTTCGTTTTTAAATTAAACAATTCGGTTTTACTTATCGGTTTTTTTTTATTTTTAGATTTAACGAATTTAACATAGCCCTTAAACATAAAATTTTTATCTTCATTAAGGCAAGACTCTATTTCTTTAAAAGTTTTAGATAGAACTTTTTTAACAAGAGTTCCAGGAACTTTTAATTTTTTAGAAACCTTTTTTATGTTTTCGTTAAACCTAATCATAATGTACAAATGTACTTAATAAATACAAATATACAAAAATAAAACAACAAAAAGAATAATTAGTTATCCACTGTAACTTGTTGGTAACTCTTCAAATTTTGTTAAGTAATCTACAAATCTCAAATGTCTACTACCTATACCTATATTTCTACCTTTAGCAAAAATAATTTCAGCTAATCCTTCTACACTATTACCTGAACTATCTACTTTAATACCATAATATTCTGGTCTGTAAACAAATGTTACAACGTCTGCAGCTTGTTCTATTTCTCCTGATTCCCTTAAATCTGCAATAGTTGGTCTACTCTCTGCTCTTTGTCCAACACCTCTATTAAGTTGAGACAGTGCAATGATAGTTATGTTTAGCTCTTTTGCTATATTTTTTAGAGATCTTGCTACCTCTGAAACCTCCTGCTCTCTGCTCCTTCCTTTTTTGTCGTTAGTAACTAATTGTAGGTAATCTACCATAAATAGCTTTACCTTCTTTGTTATAACATATTGCCTTATCCTGTTTAAAAGGTATTTTAATGAAGAAGAAGAACATTCATCTACATATAGTGGTATTCCCTCTATCCTGCCTACACTTTCATGTATTTTTATAAGTTCATTTTGATCTAAAGTTCCTTTTAGTATCCATTTGTTATCTATTCCAGTATCTGATGAAATTAATCTACTAAGTAATTGTTTAGAGCTCATTTCATAGGAAAACAAACAGGTGGGGCTCTCGCCAATAAAGGCAGAGTTAAAAGCGAAAGCCAAGGCTAGTGATGTCTTACCCATAGATGATGCACCACCAATAATAACCAAGTCTGTTTCTTGCCATCCACCTGTGAACTTATCTACAGAATTAAATCCTGTTGTTATACCATTTAATCCTTCGTTGTTCATTTTGTACTCTATATCCTTTAATAAACCACCAAGTTGTTCTGATACATCAACTATTTCATCTTTAGATACATTACCTATTTTACCAACCTGTTCCTCTACATACTCTATTATTTCAAACAGATCATCATCTCTATTTAACATGTCTGTTATTTGGTTATTAAGGCTCATTAGTTGCTCTTTCTTCTTTTTCTGATTTAATACAAGTATACAAGTGAGTGCTTGTGTTTCTAAATAAGCATCCTCACTTATCATTTTTGCTACATCAGTGGTTAAGTCCTCTCCATTCTTAGATATTTTCTCTGATAAAGTAACCAGATCCACCTTATTACCATCTTCTAACTCTTTGGATAAATAAGTATATATTCTTTTGTTTTTAGAATCTTTAAATAATTCAGGGCTTAACAGACTGTGATTATTATAAAAGTCCTGAGGGTTAAGTATTAACTTACCTATTAGTGTTCTCTCTATTTGTTTATTATCTACTGACATCTGTGTATGTTGGTTTTACATAAGTTGTTTTTACTTGCTCAGATTTATTTATCACTTCGTTTCTCCATGCCTTTTGGTATATCCAGGTGGATGGATTTTTTCTATACTGCTTATCTGGTGTTGATTTCACATAAGAGTCTACCATTTTTATTGCCTCTTTCATGTCTACCATAGATAACTTTTTCCACTTCTTAAAAGCATCATCTTTATTTATTTTTTTATCATACTTGATCCAAAAGTCCTCAAACATATCTTTTTTTTCTGAAAGTATTTTTTCACTAGGCTTTAACACAATAGTCTCATTTGTTGCATCCCTAAAAGAGTTTGCTATATTTTTAAACACACCCATTGCAAAACTTTCTGTTGGATATATTTCTTTATGCTCTCTTGATGATATATAAAATACTATTGTTTTTCCATCTAAATAGTACTGGTCTATTCTTGAGCTCTCTATAAATGAGTCTTTATTTACTTTTATAAGCATATTTATATTATAAAAAAGGGGGCTCTCATGTGCTTGAAATTATGAGAAAACTACACATACCTCTGAGAAAATAATATCTACTTACGAGGAGCACCCCCTTAATTGTTAATTTAATTAAAATGGTAAATCTTCCTCAACCTTTTCTTTCTTAGGTTCAGGTTTATAATCATTGATCTTGACATGATGAGTCTTACCATACTCATTTGCCCCATCTCTATTTTTTGCGATTGTAATATTTACATATTTATTACCCTCGTAATCATAGACATGCTCTTTGATTTTCCCTAGGTGGATGGTCGCATTAATGATAGATCCTCCATCATCAAATTTTACTTCTTTACCATTACCACAATAAACAGTTTCCTTTTTTTCTGTCATTTTATATAAATTTTAGTTAATAATTATCTGAATAAATTCGAAAAAGCCCACACTTCATCTACCATTAATAACTCTGAGATTAATCTAATCTCTTGAGCAGTAAAAGTATCAGGAGCATGTATCTTTTTTGAAATCGTTGGGCGAGAAACAGACATATGTTCTGACAACTCTTGTTGTGTAATCTTTCTCGCTTTAAGTTCTTGTTTTAGGTTCATAGTCTTAAATTTAAAGTATTGTTTCTATATAATAATCTGTAATTTCCTTGTCTTGCTTTATAAAATATTCATTATATAGGTTAAGTAAACCCTTATACTTATCTCTACCAGTGCCTAGAAATTCATCACTACACATATAAACACCTATATCAAATGGTTCTGTTTTTTCTATAACTATAAACCAAAACTCATCTGCTTCGAATCCATCTAAATAAAAAGCAGATTGTCTATCGTATCCATATTTATTGCAAGAACCTCTAAAGGGATACTCCTTATGATCTTGTGTTGTTTTAATATCAACAATTATTTTTCTACCATTGTCATTCTTAATATAATCTGCCTTACCCTTACAAAACACACCTGTATCGTTATCTTGCCAACAGTTAACAACCTCTGCTTCACCACCAGTTAATAGTTCTGCTACTCTAGGTATGGATCGTAGCTTATTTCTCATTATATTAACATTCCTCATCTCTCCTTGTGTTATTATTGTTTTACCCTCATTCTCTTGTTTAAATTCTTCCCATGCCTTACCTCTCCTTGTTGCTCCCTCATAAGCAATTACATTCTCTTTAAACTTCTCTCTTTCAAGCACGTTCATATGAAAAGCTCTACCAAATAACAGTGCGTTTGTATCATCTTGCCCATATAATCTATAATATTCTAGCTTAGCAGGAGAGTGGGCTAACTTTCCAAGTTGTGAGCTTGTTATGAAGTTCTTGTCTCCATAGTATTTACTGTCGTTTTTAAATAATTCTATGTGTTTTTTAAAGTCCATAATCTATGATTGTTTTTGTATTTCTGCCTCTAATAATTTTCTTTGACTCTCTGTTAATGAATAGCTATTCATCCTTTGAGAAACAAGTAGTGCCTGTCCATCTCTGATGTGTTCCATCATTGAATTAAATTGCTTTGTGTTTAGCTTTTTTTTATCTGTTGGTTTGTTTTTAAGTTTAGATACACCAGAAGATCCTTGCGTTTGTATTGCATTGTTTACCTCATCAGCAGAGGCAACAGATGAGTCTATACCTATACCAAAGTTTCCTAATGCTCTACCCCAAGCAGATGTTTCACAAACTTCAACATGAGATGTTTTGTTTATAAAACTTGATCCTTTTGTTTCGTGTGCATGTCCAGTTGCTATTGCTATTCCATGCTCATTTAATACAGTAGCCTTCATAACACAGTGTTCTTCTGTACATTGTAAAACTTCTGTAACTAATGAAAAGTTTGGATAATTTGCTCTGAAATATTTTAGTCTTTCATTGACTTCAACATATTCCTTGCCTTTGATATTGATTGTTTTTAGTTTAGTCATAATAAATTAAATTAAATTATATTTACAATATTAAGAAAAATAGTTTACATTAATGGTAACTAAGACAATATTTTTTACTTAAAGTTATTAACTTTTGTTGATACCTGTCTTTTGACCTTTCTTCTGCCTCTAGTCTATCCTTTAACATTTCTATTAGTTTGTTTGCTTTCTCATGCTCTAGTTTTAGATCCTCGTATGCATCTCTTATTTCTTTCTCGCTACTAATAGCTATATTTAGTTTTGATAATATTTTGCTATACGATTTTCTATAACTATTATTGAAAGAAATATCTTGTTTGTGCATATTTCTTGCGTGAATAGATGAAGCATGATTTTTATAACCTATTACATCTCGTATTTGATAATAAGTATAATTGTAGCTTTCAAAAAGTAAATTACATAACATTTGCCTTGCTATTACTATATCTTGTCTCCTGCTTGATCTTCCTTTTCTTACTATTTTATTAGGGGGAACACCACACACTATTGATACTGCCCTCATTATAATTTGTTCGTTTGCTTTCATGTTTTAAAGTTTTATTTTTAGGTATATTAATAATAGTAATAATAGAAATATTGACAATTCTAATCCATCTGGAATCCATCCAGAACACATTAAGGTAGATATTACTATCATGACTTATTGTTTTTTACTTTGTACCATATACATAAGTGCTACACTTTCTTTTTCAAATAGTCTTTTATTAGGATTAGATCTGTATAATTCTTCGCTAACTTCATTCCAACAATATTTAACAACCTCGTTGTTCTCATCAATAGCATAATAAGTATCTCCCTCTTTAAATGGGTAGGCGATCTTATCTCTTATTTCACTAAAGTAATAATCAAAGTATTTTCTTGCATCATCCATGACCCCTTTTCTATATTTCCTACCATAAAACTCATCATAGTTATCTTCAAATACTGCCTCATCTCCATATATTTCCCTTAATTTATTGTTCGTTAGTTTCCTTGCTAACTCTCTTGTTTTTATTTTTATTTTCATTTTATTTAATTTTAGTTAATTCATTTTCTGTTAAGTCCTCGCATAGATATTCTAAAGGTTTAAATCTCATAGGTTTTAATTGATATTTTTGTATGTCCCCTTTGTTATCTAATTTTTCGTTTCCATCTTCATCTACAAGATAGAATTGAATATCATAAACTGATATTGAATAATTTTTATTTTCCATTTTATTTAATTTTAGTTAATATAATTTGATTTATATTGTTCGTAAGTATCATTTAATACTTGTATCATATCTTCCTTTGCCCTACCCCCACTATCTATTACAAGGTTTATTAACCATTCTAATTCATCACCTTGGTCTGAACATTCTTCTCTGAACCATCTCATATAGTTTCTTATTTGACTTCCTAAGTCTGTTGTTATTTCTTTTCCCATAATTTTATTTTTAATATATTATTTTAATTTTATTTTCTTTTTCTGCTTTCATTAAAGCCTTTAATGATATTATATATTTTTCTTTATCATTCCATATAAATTTTTTATATGTATTTGTTTTAATATCCATAATTAGTTTTTCCATAATTTTATTTTTTAGTTTTTTTGTTTATTAATTCTATACATTTATCCCTATAAGATTTCTCTCCCTTTGTTTCTTTTTTACTTAATCTCATAAGTATCTCCTCGTAAGATTCACTGATCTTACTGATTCTCTTTAAAAATTCTTTTTCTTCCATAATTTTATTTATTTAATTCGTTTACTTTACTATAAATAGTGTTTCCAATTCCATCTAAAAATTCTTCTTTAGATAATTTACCATACCATTTATTTGTGTATTTATGTACTTCATGTTCTACCCATGATGCAATATCATCTTTGTTTATATGTACTTTTTCCATAATTTTATTCTTTAATGGTTAATTCATAATACTCTCCTGTTGGGCTATCGTGGTGTGATATTCTTATTACATATTTATTATTACCCAAACCCTCTATTCTAAATGTTAAATCACATTGAGGGGAAATTTCACTAAATACATCAATAGGTTTATTGATTATAAACTCTTTATGTCCATTCAAATTTCTCCAACCCATATTTGTACCCTCAACTATTACTTCTTCACCTATATGTTGTGTAAATTCTTCTTCTAACATATATGTAAAATCTTCCCAATGTTCATCATGTAGAAATGGATCATTATAAAAATGTCTTTCAATTTCTTCATCTGTTACATCTTTAACATCTCTTTCTTCATCACATAAGATAGATACAAGAAACTCTTGCTTATCTTCTTTGAAATAATCTATTTGATTATATAGGTAGTCGCTAAAATCGTATTCTGCGACAAATTTTTCTTTTATTATATTCATAATTTTATTTATTTAATAGTTTATTATTTTTAAATTATTTTCTTTTATAACCTTATATCTTTCTTCATCTGTTTCAAACCACTCTACATCTACAATATCTCCACACCAATTATCCTCATCAAAATCATCTATAAGATAAAGTCCATATATAAGTCCATTATTATTATCTTCTTTTGGGTACTTGCAATCTTGCCTTACTTGTTCCCACATTACTAATTCTGCTAATTTTTGTTCCATAATTTTATTTGTTTTATATTTCTAAAAAATCCATTAATTCATCTCTATCATAATACTTTACATATCTTCTCTTGTCCTCTAACATATATAATATCATATCATCTCTCTTATCTTTTTCTAATTCCTCAATAGAATAATCATAACAAAACCAATCTATATAATCGTTTTTTAATTCTTCATCAGTTAATTCGTTTAATTCATTTTCGTACTTTTCCATACCCTTTTCTATTAATTCTTTTCGTTTCATAATTTTATTTTTTAAACTGGTTTATATTACTATCACTTAACTATACTTTTTAATAAATTCTGTTGGAGATCCCTTGAATATAGTCTTTGTAGGGGTAGTACCCCAGCCTACCTCAATTACCTTAATTTCTATTTCTCCTGAATTATCATCTACTGAAATATGATATTCATACTCTTGTCCACAATCTGTATATTTTGTTGGATATATATATATATACCCAGCCTCTTGTTTAAAATTTGCTACTAATTGTGCTATTAAACAACTTACACCATTTGCAATAGTTCTTTCATCACCCATACCTAAGCCATTTACAATAGTAAACTGATTTAAGTACTCTGCTAAGTCCAGTCCATATCCTTTTGGATAGCCATCATATTGCTTGTACATATTAATTGAATATTCTTTGTCTGTTTTTTCCTTTATAAAAGTTAACGATCTTGTTCCCATAATTTTTATTTTTAATTGATTTGACTTTTTAATTTTTTTTTACTAACTTCCTACCCTTATTGATTTAGTTCATTTAAAAACATTTTTAAATAACTCTCTCAATCTCTCTCATTCAGTGAGCATAACATTTTACTATTACGCAATACCTATGCTCTGTTCATACTCTAAACTCTCCACTAATTGTTCTGTTGATAATGTGAATAAGAACATTTTGTAATTATCATTAAACTGTTCTCTCACGATCTTTGGTAATCTTTGTCTTTTGGTAATCCTTAGTAATTCGTTTACTAATTTAGATTTAAGTGTTTGTGTTTCCATGTCTATTTAATTTAATTGGTTATTACTATTTATTTAGATCCTTTAATATATATTCTCCTGAATTTATTTTATTTCTTGTTTCTGTAATATTTTCACCAAGTATCTGATTTCTATATTTTCCTGTTGTCCTTGAATAATCCCAGTCATACTTATCTAGATATTTCTTATTTGTTTTTCTACATTCAAAATATATAATACTATTATATGATTGAAAAAAATATCCTTTATCAGTCCAAATCTCAAACTGATTTGAAACAGAATTTCCACTTTTTTTACTAGTTAATTGTCTTACTTTTGCTTTCATTTTATTTAATTTAATTGGTTATTGTTTCTATTGTAAATTTAATTAATGTAAAGTTATTTTCCAAACTTTGTAAAGGTTTTTTTTCATTTATTTTGAGTTATCTCTGTAAATTTCTTTTTTTAATTCTTTATAGCTTCCTATTGATACACTTAAAAAGCATAGAAATAGAATAAGAAATACTGTCATCATTATATTACTTATACCTACGATCAAAAAACCTATTAATGATATATTAGTTAATACTAGACTTAACGATAATAGTGTACTTAAAATTATTTTTTCTGTGTTCATTTTATTTTGTTTTTACTGGTTATATTTACTCATTTATTTGATTGTGATATTTTTTACTTGCATAAGTATCAGAAATTTTAACAACCTCTTGGCTTGTTAAATCAGTTATTCCATTTTTGTTAGCAAATTGATTTACAAAATTTGGACTAACATCATCTGCTTCAACACCTTTTTTAGCAAGTAGTTTTTTGACTTTTTCAACTTTTTCTTTCATTTTATTTTGTTTCTTGAAAGGATATTTTATATATCCATATTCTCTTAATTGTTGTATTTCGTATTCTGTGTGTTTTGACTTATCCATAAGATTTTTTTTAATTAGTTAATATTATTTATTTAATTGTATAACCTTTGTAAAATACTTACTAAATGTTTTCTTTGTTCTAATAAATATTTCTTTTCATTAGCAACCTTTTCTTTACCTGAGTTATCTACTCTGATAATGCTTGTATCTATTGATTCTAACATTTGTATTATTTTAGATATTGTTATTTTCATGGCTTTAATTTTTAATTATTTGTAATAGACAAAGAGAGTGCAATTGAGATTTTGCTATTGAATATTCTCTCTTTGTTTCTGTCATTTAGACTTCTTCAGTATTACTGCCTATAATATCTCTTTAATTTCATCTAATTGCTCTACTATTTCCATTTTTTCGAGTCCATCTATTGATGAATTATTTAAAATATTTTCTATTTTATCTAAGATTTTTTTTATTTCTTTTTCTTTCATTTTAATTGATTTTACTGTTTAATATTATTTATTTTACTTCTTCAAGTTTGTCAAATAGTTCTTCAAGTTCATCTTGAATATAATTAAATGCTTCTTGGTTTATATGAGTTGCAAGAAGTGAAGCAAGTAATTCACTATTTATGCCATTTGTCTCATATCCTAAATCGTGAGCTATTTCTGTTGACCTTGATAAACTTGCATCATTCTCCATTAAATATTTTATTGCTTTATGGTAATAAATTATATCTACATCTAACAAATTATTTTCCCATACATAATCATATAAAGAGTCTTTATTATAATCAAGTAAATCAATACCCTCATTTTTTAAATCTATATCACATCTACCTTCTATTAATTCATATATTTCTTCTATTATTTCTGTTGCTTTGTTTGTTGTTTCTGTGTGTGTGTTCATAATGTCAAATTTTAATTGTTAATATTATTTATTTATTTCTATTTTCTAATAAATTTATGTAAGAATTTAAAACCTCAATTGTGTGTTTTTGTTCTTTAATTTTCTTATTTGCCTCCATAAATTCAGTTAGTAATGATAAATAATGTGAGTTGTTTTCTACATCTTTTATATCATTGTATAAATCTGTTATCGTTTGCTTTTTCATTGTATCAAATTGTTAAATTAATAATTGGTTAAATGTATATAGGTGTTGTGCCTTAGCTTTCTACACCTGATTACATCACAAATCTACGATAATTCTGCATAATGTCAAGTATATTTAACAAAAATGTTAATATTAATTAATTTAACAGAGGGAAATAGTTATTAACAATTTAATTGTGAATAAATAAATAATAAAATGCTTGGATAAATGGAATTAGTTTAGTAGTTGTGTGCGTGCGTGCGAAATAGTACCAAGCAGAAACGAAAACCACAACCCAAATTAATAGTTTATGGGAGGGGTGAAATATATTGACTTTGGTTTACGAGTTTTGCTTTTGCATTATGTATATAATACCCACCCTGAAAATTTCTAAAAAAATTTTTTAACACAAATATAATATTAATGAAACCCCTATGTAATATGAGTGTATTATATTGCGTGTATGAAAATAGATGTGTCTAAAATATTGTATATAATAATAATGATTGTGGTCTATGCAGCTTCTATCTAAGCTATACCATCTGTGTAAATAATAGTGCTAATGTATCTATTTATACCAGCAGTACTTAGTGTGGATTTTTGCACTTCATCACTACCAGGTCTTGCTAGTATTTTTGATAGATGCTTTGCAGTAGTCATTATAAAGTCTTTGGGTACAGTTAATGTAATCTTATCCATATCTACAATGTCGCCTTCAGCAGCGAAATGTATAATCACATGTCCTGTTGCTCCAGAAGAATAACTAGTGTCCATATATCTAAATGATTGCTTTGAGAATGTATGAGAACTCGTAGAAGATATTTGAAATAAAATATTACCCATTGTTTACTGCGTTTATTTTTTTGACTTTCTTTTTACCATCACAGTACACCCATGATCGCAGTTCCATTTTCTTAGTGATTTATTTATTCTTGAATTAGGGTCTCTTGCTGTTTTTGCACTAGTTCTTGTTTTTTTCATGCCCTCCATTCTAGCACAAAAAGCTCCTCTTCTTTTAGCAGCTTTACTACCACGTTTTAATTTAGATGGCTTAGTAGTGACAGCCATTTTAAGTTTAGAGCCTGGATTAGCTTTTCTATAGGAAGCTATACCTTTTCTGTTCAGTCCTCCTGATTTACTCTTACCTTCTTTTCTTGTCCAAGCTGGGGTTGTTACACCACCTTTTGCCATGTTAAACTCTAACTCGTATTCGCTTGAATTATCTTTCTTCTTGTTGTTTTTTCTAAAATTAGATGGCAGGGTTCTTTCCAAGTGCTCTTTCGTATCTTTAGCAGGAGCTGGACATCCATCAACTAATTTAGTATCAGGTCCTAGTCGTTTAAAGTCTGGACAATTTTTATTCTTATTTTTTCGTTCCCTTCTTTTTCGTCTTTTTTTTCTTTCTTCCCTTGTAAATTTTTTAAATCTATCTTTACGACCAGAAGATGTATTAAATGGGTTTCCATCCCCCTCTGATTTTGCCATACCTCCTGTTTGCATTGTTTTATTTTTTTTATATTTTGATACTCTACCCTTTGTGTTTTTTTCTACCTGTGCCCTTCTTTTTTCACCCTTGGATAATTCACCCCAAGTTGATGGTGTATCTTTACTAATTCTTTTTGTTGGTCTAAAGGTATTCTCTCCACCTTTATAATCTTTTTTACCTCTAGGTGTACGCCAGTCCTCTTTGAACCATCGTTTAAGTCTTAATCCTGCTGCTGTTTTTCTTACTGCCATTACTTCTTAGATTTATTTCCCCAGTTAGCAGCACCCACTTTTCTACATTTTGCCATAGCACCACTTCTATAAGCTGATGTTTTAGGCCCATATCTAGAAACTACTTTATTGTAACAAGCGTCTTTAGTTGTTCCACCCTCTTTGAACTTTTTTCTTTTCTTCATGCTGTATGCTATAGCCACAGCTTGTTTAGGAGGGTATCCTTCCTTTCGTAGGACAGATACCTTCCTAGATAACTTATTGTCGCTTTTTCTTTTTACAGATGGCATTATTTTTTGCAGTCTTTTTCGTTACACTTGTTTTTACCAGCAAACTTCTCAACTCCACTTATACCAAAGCAACCAAGCACGATCCAAACAAATGAATCATACACAAATTCGTTTATGACTAAATCGCTACCAGCCCATCCTGTTATCATGTCTGCTAGCATAATCATACACATAATTAAGAACGCAATAAAACCTACTATAGCTTTTTCGTTCCAGTTGTTATCATCTTTAAAAATATTCATATAATAATTATTTAAGTTCATATTTAATTTGACCATCTTCAATGTAAATTCCATTAGGTTCTTTTATGGCCTGCCCCAATAAGTTATATAACTTACTTTCTTTTTTGTGTTGATTTAACAACTCAGGTATATTAGATGTACAAGGAAGTCCTGTGTCGCAATCTAAATACTCTGTATTAATTATCTCTACATATTCTATTATAGTGTCTGTAGTAAAAAACTCTATATACTCTGTTTCTATCTCTACTATTGTGTCAAATACAAATACATCTACATATTCTATTACATCTATAAACATAGTATCTAGTGCTCCTTCCATCCATAATGTATCTGTAACAAATATCTCTTCAAATATAGTTTCATACTCAATCTCTACTATAGTATCAAAAACTATTTGAGTTATGTACTCTGTATTATATATAGTGTCTGTTTGGAAAATAGTCTCATATATATAAACAGGTATATCTACATATACAGTATCACAAAGTGGTGGTGGGGGTATACAGTCTAAAGGTAGTGTTGGCACTACATCATCTCCCTCATCGCTTGCATCGATACAATCGACCCACCCATCGTTAATCCAAGATGTTTGAACACATCCAAGTGGTGCGTACTGAGTCCAGTTAGCTGGATCATCACCACAATAAAAACCTTCTGCTGCTGCACAATCTAAACATAGTTGTTGATAATCGTAATCCTGTCCAAAAGCAAACGAGCTTATGAAGGTAAGTAATAGTAGTAATTTTTTCATCTTTAGAATATTAAATAGTTAAACCCAAATTTACACTCATACAATGGTTTCATCCAAAACCTCTGGTGAGTTCCCTCTATAAAGATACCAAAATGTTTGTTAATACGCAAACCAAATACTAGTCCAGTATCCCATTCCATCCATTCTATTGATTCTTGATCGTAGTCAAAAGAATAGTCATCTAGTCCATAATGATATGGTAATACATTTGCCCATGCGTGTAACCAGAATTTATTTGTATACTTATAATAAGCAGCCCCAAGGACTAGGTTCAAGTCTTTTTGAGTTCCTAATTTATCTAATTCTCTTTCATTAAATGATGCTACAGCATCTCCAAAGTAATGTTTAAAGAACTCGTCATTAGATGTAGCTATTAATTCCTCATTGTTAAACCAGTGCCATTGACCTTGTACATACTGAGTAGAATAACCAAAATCGCCAGCAAGCTGGGTAAAGGTAGATTCACCTGGTGTCCAGAAATCTTCTATTGGGTTTATACCATATGGATCATGCATACGAAAACATATACCTGCAGTAAAATCCCAGTTACCTTTAGATATTCTGTATCTAGTATCAAATGAATTGTATTTTAAATCAACCCTCTGATTATCTACATATTGCAACTTAGTAACACATTTCTCTCCTAAATATCTTAACCAGTAGTTTTGATTAATAAACTTTTCTCCCCTTTGTCTAACAAAAGAGAAGTTAGCTAAGTATTCCCATCCTAATGCATTACCTATTAAAACATTATCAGCAACTGCTTTCTCTGTTCCATAGTACCAAGTTTTCACCTTGTACTCATAATCCATTCTAGCGATTTTTCTTAGACCAAATGTCACATTGTAATCGTATGGATGTATAGTAGTTACATCCTCATAACCCTTATCTATAGCTATATAATCCTCTCTCTCAATAAAAGGAGATCCTACAGTAGCTGAGGAATAAAAAGTGGAGTATTTAAAAAAATTTTCAATTTGTGCATTAGCACAAATACTTATTAAACATAAGATTAGTATTATTCTTTTCATGGTGTTAAAATTTGTGTAAATATAAGGATTTTTATTTAATCAACTCCTATTACTTTCTCAATATTAGCTGTTGCTACAGCATTTACTTTTGAGATATTTGCAGGTGCTACTCCATTTACTGTATCACCATATCCTGTTGCTGCTAGTGTATAATCTATTTTAGGATCCCTACTAGTACCAGTGTAATTTGCATAGTACCCACCTGTGTCTAGATAAGAATTTACTGTTAATTCACTATTTAAATAATCATTAATATAATTCATAAAACAAATAATAACAACATTATCGTTTTGCATATCAGTTAAAAGATCACTTGTTGCAGTAAAATCATTGTAACCACTTTTATTCCAAGTGTCAGATGGGGGTTTAAATACGTTAGAACCATAGGAAGTTGCACTACCAGCTAAACTACTACCAGCTGACCAACCAACAATAGCATTAAAATCAGATGTTGCTAAAGTTGTCCCTCCATCTCCTCCAAAGGCATTACTTTTAACAGCTATAATACTTCCATCATTTTGTGAAAATCCATATATACTAAATGTAGCTGAAGCAACTGTACTAGTTATACCTGATGTATCAAAGACAATAAAACTTCTAGTTACACCATATTGAGTTCCACCACCCCTGGTAGGGGATCTATTAACAGCAGTAAAAACACTTGAACTAGTATTACCAGTAACAACTGTACCAGTAGTAGCATCCCTAGCAGCAGCCCATGATGTTGCACCCTTTGTTATATACCCATCGTTTGATGTTCCACTACTACTTGCGTATATTGTTGGCATTAAAATTGTTTTTTAGGTAAATAATAAGTATTAGAATTAAAATACATATTATCTACTGGGTTAATAGATATTGATTCATAGGTAGTCCCATCTATAAAAAATACATCATCTGAATTAGTAAAATTATTCCACCAAGTTGCCTTTCCTCCAGGCTTCATTAATGTTGGTAAAACTGTAGTGAAGTTATCTGTATCATCATCTCCAAAAGTGTCATAAAATACTCCATCATAAGTAGATAGAGAATCTTTTACACTATACCAATCACCTTCTATTATAGTTACATTAGGTTTATCTTCAGCCCATGTTTTAGCTTTCTCAATTATTTGTGGGTGGTTTTCTATGATAGTGTGTGAATTTATATTATTACTTTGAATATGCCCTGCAGATATTCCCATACCAAATCCTATTTCTAATATATCACCCCCATTTTCACAAACGTAATCTGCTGATGCTTTCATTATATTATCCTCCCAGCTCATCATTACTTCAAAACTTGATCCAGCGTCATCAGTATAATAAATCTTATCTGATTCAAATATTAATGTTTTATCTTTATAACTCATATTATGCTATTTCTACATAAGTTTTATCTGGATCAAAATAAACTAATACATCACCCCCATCATCATCAATCGCATAACCCACTATTCTTACAACATCACCAGATCCAGATGGTGCTGTAAAATCAAAATGACCAGCTGTTGTGGATACATATAAAGGTAAACCAGGTACATTTGTGGGTTTATTTAATACCTCTGTAGAGGCTACCCTAACAAAACCTTTAAGTAATATTCCTACTGTTTGAGGGTCCCCACCTAAAGCGACACCTATTAAGGGTGAACCAGATGAAAGTACAGCTCCAGCATCTGCTTGATACCAAATACCATTAGTACGCAAGTAATATATTTCAGAGCCATTAAGGGAGCTACTACTTCCTGGTGAATATTTTATTACTGTTCCACTTGCCTGGTCATCTGAATAAGTTGTTTCAAATGTCGTCCCATGAAAATCATAGGTTTTATTTATTTTATTTTCAGTAGATATTAGGTTAAGCTGTCCAGAGGCCTCTAATTCTATATTAGCACTAGCGTCTAGCGTTACTGTTGTCCCAACCAATTCAGATGTACCATCTGCTATTATTTGTAAATTAGCATTACTTCCACCACCATCAGTAGTTTGTATAGTTGTAGCCCCATGTTCCTCTACTTGTATGGTAAAAAAATCATTAGCACTATCGCCACCTTGTTCATATACAGTGAGCTTACTCATGTTTCCACTTTCCCCATTAAATAAAAATGCAGTATTAGCATCAACATTAATTTTAAAGTTCTTGTCGTTAAGACCATCAGTTGTTTTTACTATGGTATCTCCATCAGCAAATAAAGTTAAATGAGCTGCAGTAGCATCATCATCTACTGTTGATATAGTTGTCGCACCATGAGTTGTTGTTGCTATAGAAAATTTATCTCCTGTATCTTGGTCAGATAAAAGTTCCAATGTAGATATATTACTTGAATTTGTAAAAAGTAAATATTGCTCAACATCAAGGGTATTTGCACTAG